CCCATGACGTGTAATTCTTCTGTACAAAACATCCCAGGATTTCGAATGCGGATTTATACCGCAAGACACTTCGCCAGTGTTGTTGTACATACAGTGTGCAATGAAGGATAAGAAGTATTTTCTTGTGAGAAAATTCAAATCAAGTGGACCACAATTAAAAACCCGGACTTTACCTTCATCAACTCTGTCGTTTGGTAGTCTTTCGTCTTTCATATTGTCAGTCCAAACAAAACAAGGTACAACACCAAGGTGCATAGCTTGTTCTTTCTCTTCAATGATTGCCCTAACTTCTGGCTTCAATTCGTACCTATCTTCCGAAATTTCTTGAACAAAACCAAATTTATTTTTCCTTGGATCGGAATTAAAAAGTGGATCTTTTGTAAAAGGATACCCCGGAGAGGTGCGCAGATTCATCGAACTCAGGTAATCATCACCATCAATTCCATTCAAATTCGTATACTCATCGATTATTTTATTTTCTTGAGCTTTATACTTCGACTTTTGAGACAGAATTGTGTCTTTGAAATCCTTTGCTGCCATATCCAATATATCTGGATCAAATGTTTCTGCAGGCACAAATTGCTTCTTGATAGCAAGTCGCATTGGATTAATCTCTTCACCATCTTTATTGAATTTCTTCAAGTGAGCTGGTTTCGTGGTAGGTTCCCATTTCAAACGATTGTGAAAAGGGGACGGTACGATAGAAGATTTGTCAGGATTGCGAAACTGATCTGAAGGTGGAACCTCTCCAAGATAATCAATGGCATCGGTGTGGTAAACCTGTGTGTCACCAATAAGAGTCACTACATCACCCTCCAAGCCTTGTACAAAGCAGGCATTTAAAGCTCTAACTCTTTCTTGGACATATTCTGCTGTCATGGTATTACAATATCCAATCCCATTGGGCCTGCCTGAGACGTGGAAACCAAGTATAGATGCACTATTATTGGAATGCAAACATATTGGTGAACCACAATCTCCAGGCAAAGTATCGGCTCTGTACTCCCAACCATTAATAATAACAATTTTCTTGCTTTTATCTGGTAGATCGTAACCGAGATTGCCTTGCATGAATCTCAAATTGGTGCAGTTTAAAATTCCTGGCAACTTCGCAGCGAACTGAGTGCAAGCTGATGCACTGTAGTATAAAACTCTCAGATTATTCATTTTTGCCTCAGATACGAAGTGCCGTGTGATATCTCTAAACGAATGTATATTTGGAACGCGAATCCAAACTGCATCTTTATCCTTATCATACCGGAATTTTGTTTTTGGATCTCGAATGTCAACCTTAACCATGGAATCACCTGTTAAATTAGTGACAATGTAAAAATGCGTTTGATTCATCGCCTCAAAGAAGTGGTACGGCATCACCATAACCTGATCACTCACAAAGAATGCTCCGATCACGGGATTCGGATCCTCTCTCTCGGCATAAATCGAAACACGATTCTTTACCAAAGTCCCCCTAATGAAAGCAGTAGTCTGCTTATCAACAGC